GTAGATGTTATTAATGGGGATGTGAGAGTTGGTATTAATACATCAGAGGGATTAATACTAACTGCAGCAAATGGAACAAAATATCGATTATCAGTAAGTAACGCTGGAGCGTTACAAATTAATCCTGCTTAAGGATTGGGGGTTGACAAGACCCCCTTTTTATTGCTAAGATACCTTTGTGGTCGTTGGATCTGAATGAAGTTTACAGTAGCTATAGGAAACCCACCATATGGTGTTGGTGGTAACCTTGCGATTAAGTTTCTGAATAAGAATGCTGAACTTACTGATGATATTCGGTTTGTTTTGCCAACTTCTGTTCGGAAACCATCTTCTCTGAATAAGATCAGTGCTTCAATTGATGTTACAGAAGATTATGATCTAGATCCAAAGACTTTTCCAAACGGTATTGGTGCAGTATACCAACGTTGGGAAAAGTGTTCTCAACGACGAGAAAAGATTAAACTTCTTTCTTCTCATCCAGATTTCCAATTTCTTTCTTACGAAAATCGATTCGAAGCAGATGTTTTCATTGGAGAATATGGATGTGGACCTAGTGGTAGAGTGAAAACAGAAAACTTTACACATTATGCAAAAGGACATCATTTTCTGAAAGTTCGTTCACAAGAAGTGATTGATAATCTTTTAAAGTTTGCTCCAAGATTTCGTGAAGTTGCTCTTGGATGTAATGGACGTGCTCACTTTGGAAAAAATGATCTGATCACAACTTATATGGAGTGTTTAAGTGAAAAAGAATAAGCACAATAAAGAAGTTGGATCTCAGATCGAACGCTCTGATGAACGTATTAAGGAAACTCAAGAAGTTTTTACTCCAAAAGAACTTGTTGAGAGAATGATTGATGATATTCCTCTTTCTACTCTGCAAGATCCAAACAGTACATTTATCGATAACTCTGCTGGTTGTGGAAACTTTATTGTTGCTCTAAAAGAACGGCTTTGTTTGTATCATCCAGAAGAACATGTTATCAACAATATGCTTTATGCAGTTGAGTTGATGGAAGATAATCATAAAGAGTTGTGTCAAAGATTGGGTATTCCCACTTCACATCCTCATTATGTGTGCCATGATGCTCTTACATATGATTATTCCTTTGGGGAACCCGTAGGGGTGGAACAGTTCTTCTAGTGGCACAGGGCGCTCTTACGGGGGCGCCTTTCTGCTATAATAGTCTCATACGCAACGGAGAACGTGATCCAACTTCGCCCTCACCAGCAACGTGCCCTGGATGCCCTGCTGCAATATGTCAAGGGTCAGGTGATCATGCCCACTGGCAGCGGTAAGACCCTTGTGGGCATCTGTGATGCTCTGCGTGAATTCCAATCCGATGCTCCTAAAACCATCGTAGTGGTGGCACCCCGCATCCTCCTGGCGGAGCAGTTGTCTGCTGAGTACCTTGAGTTTATCACTAACGTTGCTGTTCTGCACGTTCACAGCGGTGAGACTCACCACCAGAGCACCACCAAACCCAGTGAGATTCACAACTGGTCCCGCCGTGCTTACAAGCATCAACTGATCTTCACGACCTACAACTCCCTGCAGCGTTTGCAGCAGGCAGATATTCACGTTGATGCCATTTACTTTGATGAAGCACATAATTCAGTTCAGCGTAACTTTTTTCCAGCAACCGAGCACTTTGCTGCTACTGCTGACCGCTGCTATTTCTTCACTGCTACTCCTAAGCATTCTGCTACGATTTCCAAACCTGGCATGAATGACGCTGCCGTTTATGGCAACGTTATTTGCAATGTTCCCGCTCCTGAACTTGTGGAAGGTGGTTTCATCGTTCCTCCTAAGGTTGTGGTGCAACAGTTTGAGATGCTCAGCAAGGGTCAGATTGTTGCTGATGTTGATTGTGAGAATTTGATTTCTACGATCGATGCTCAGGAAGTGGGTAAGGTTCTAATCTGTGCCAAGGCAACCAAACAGATTCAGAATCTGGTTTCTCAGACTGATTTCTGTAAGCAACTGGAAGATCGTGGATTCTCTTGGATGTATATCACTTCCAAGACTGGCGCTGTGATTGATGGTCGCAAGGTCAACCGTGAGGTGTTCTTCGATACTCTGAGCGCCTGGGGCAAGGATAATGACAAGAAGTTCGTTGTGCTGCATCACAGCATCCTCTCCGAGGGCATCAACGTTTCTGGTCTAGAGGCAGTGCTGTTCATGCGCTCGATGGATTACATCGGAATCTCCCAGACCATCGGGCGGGTGATTCGCCTGCACAAGGATGATGCAGAGGCGCTCAGGGGCGGCAGGATCACCCCTGGTGCCCTTGGAGAGTACACCAAATCCTTCGGGTTGGTCTGCATCCCTGTGTACTCTGCTGTGGGCATCAGCACCGCTAAGAAGGTGCAGGCGGTGGTGGACACCGTATTTCAGCAGGGTCTGCCTGCCATCAGCGTTGTCAAACGCTGATTTTTCTGCTAAACTACTTACACACAAGGAGGAATCCCCCAATGCGCTGCAAAGTCCAACTCTACGTCGCTGGTAAAGTCTTTGATGAGATCGTTGAGGCACGTGATTATGAGGATGCTCGTCGTACTGCTCTGGCACGTAATCCGAGTGCAAAAGTGATTGGTGTGACTGCGGTGTTCGGATGAGTGAAGCATTTCAGAAACCATTTATCTCTCGTCCTGGTGTTCTAAATCCAGCACCAAGAGAACCTGAGGGTTATGTCACTAAAGATGGGGTTTGGGCTGCTGTTCCATTTGGGAAAAAATTTATGATTATACATAATGGACAGCAGGGGGATGTTTTCAAGACACTAGACGCTGCTAAAAAGTATATCAGTAAGCAAAATAGGGTACAAAAACCTAAAAAAGCATCGTCCAGTTTAGAGGAATTTCTATGACAGAAGAAAATTACATTTTTAATGATGGGGAGTCCAAACAAGATAAATGGAATCGTGGACTAGATCTGTTTATCGAAAGCGTTCATAAACCAGATCATGAATTACGTCAGTGTGCTCATAATCAAAAGTGTTTCCATGAGTTAATGGATGTAAGAGATACTGTGTTAGAATATCTCAAAACACTGCGTTGAAACTAAATGGAATATTATTACCTTTGGTTTTTTATATTTGCGTTTTTAGCGTATTTTATTGTAACTAATGGTAGCGTAGCAAAAGGATTTTATTTGATCATCCAAATCCTAAAAAGTAAATATGAAATAACTAAATGGTGGTTAATGAACAATCCATCAAATCCTGTGGTAAAATATATGATATGGCGCCGTTCCATGAAAATTGCAAGAGAACTTGAGAGAGAAATAAATGATAAACGTAAATAATGATTACTACATTGATATGTTTAAGATTCCTCTTATTCATATCTCTGCTAGTAACTGGGTTGAGAAAAAACAATTTCTCAACACAATGATGAAGGCACAAGAATTAAAAGAAACTGAATATATTAAAACCAGTTATTATGAGCAAGAATCACAATCCGCCCAATATCTGAGTAAAAGAATCTCAACTCTTTTTAAAGATGAGATTGGTAGATACAAAGAAATTACTGGATTAAGTGACTGCCAGGTTGATCTTGCTTGGTTTCAGCAGCAAAATCAACATATGTTTCATGAAATCCATAATCATGGTAGTGGAATCAGTGTAGTTTGCTATCTTGATTATGATCCTGAAATTCATACTCCTACGCATTTTATTTCACCATATAATAATCTATTGAAAGGTGGAACAGAATACTTTACTCCACCAGATATTGTAGAGGGATCTATTATTTTTTTCCCAGCAATGTTAAACCATTATACACTTCCAAATAAAAGTGAAACTCCGAGAAAAATTGTTTCTTGGAATATGACCGTTCAATAAAATAATGGAAATTCCTAAACTCTTAAAGGAAAAATGGAATGTTAAACAACTTGATACAACAGTAGCAAGACTTATAGGTGAATTGGAGGGAGCATGTTATTTGTTAGATTGTGTGAGTGAGGAAGACTATCAAATTGTGAGTGAATTAAGAAAAAAGTATTACAAAATGTATTTTTCTGTGTTAAAATCAAATGCTAAATAACCCAATATGGAGACTACATATGCTCTCTACCCAATATCGACTTCGATTGGAAGCAATTTGTGCAAAAATTGCACAACATGAAGAAGTAAGTTTGGAAGATATGATTTGGGCAGAAAAACTTGCAAAAGCAAACCGTAGTGCAGGTACAATGCTTCGTCAAGCAAGAAGAACTGCAGAAAATCCCACCATGAAGGAGGGAGATCTTGATGATTTTTTAAATCAACTTGATATTGGTGGATTGGGTCACGAACGTTTTGGTCTTCGTAGATTTGAAAGCGTTGATGATATTGTAGATTTCTTTTCGGACGACAGAGATAAACCTGATGATTGGAGACAGCGGGACTGATCAATTAAGATATAAATTTGAAAGATTTTAGGAGATTGAAGAATGAAAGAAACTGAAAGTTACGAACAATTGATTGATAGATTTCTAAAAAGAACCACTCAATTAACATCTAGAAAAGAAGAATTGCAAGAAGCATATGATGAATATGTAAAAATTGAGAGAGATTTGGACCGATTGCAGGGATCTCTTCAGGCAGTTGAGTATCTTGCTTTTGGTGTTTTGCCTGGTGATGGGAATCATAATGGAATGAAAAACCATCAACCAAAAGATTGACAAATTAAAGTAAATATCTTATAATATCCAACATATAACTCTTTTATCATGGACTATAAACCCTACAGCATAGAGTGGACTCGGCGGAGATATCTTGCCGAAGCAATTCAACAATACTTTGATGCTGATGTTCCAGTGGACGTAATCCTGGATGATATTGTTGATGTACTTGAGAAGAATGCTGCTGAACATAAGACTCGTGCTGAGAAGTTCCAAGAAGTTCTTGATGGATTAAAGTCACTTTCGTACTGATAATGAGTGCATTTATAGATTACAGAACAGTATATCCACGATTAGAGATGTTATCTTCTAGGTTTATGAAGATACGAGAAGAATATCTAAGCGTTAAAAACAAATTAGAGTTTAAAGATTTTACTCAGCAACAAAATCAGTTTATCGAAGAACATCAAAAAGGATATCCTATTACAGGTTTAAATTACGTTAGAGCAAAAGATAGAAATGCAGAAACTCCTGGTTGGCACATGGCAGGAGTCACTGGGGAGGGAATCGTTCATCCAATTAATGGATATTATCTACCAACCCTAGTCAAAACTTTATTGCAAATTGGAAATATAAGCGTTTGTGGAATTAATATTTTGGATCCAGGAATTTCTTTGGATTGGCATAATGATGATGATTATTCTACTGGTCATCCAACACTAAGAACTTTATGGGGATTGGATGTTCCACAAGAAGATGGTAAATCTTCTATTTTCCAAATGAAAAATAGTGAAACTGGTGAAGTAGAAACTAGAGAGTTTCAGAACAATAAAATATATGCCTTTTGGCCAAAAACTGTACATAGAGTTGAGAACAATATGACACAACCACGTACAGTTCTTGCTGTTGATGTTTATGTAGATCCAAAGGTGGTTCCAGTATGAGAGAAATAGTTTTTGATCCTAGAGAAAAGGACATTAATCGATTTTATACCCTTGAGGAAATTAATCCAAAATTAAAACTGATTGATGAGAGATTTGATGAGATTCGACAAGAATTCTTGGAAAATCAAGATAGATTAGTTTGGACAAATTGGCACGGTAGTACAGGTTATCTTGGGGATCGTGTTGCTGCATATGCTGGATGGCAAGTTGCTGCTATTTTTGCAGATGTTAGTGATAATGCTGATCTTACAATGAAAAATTATATCGACAATATTGACATATTGGAATCTAATTTTGGAATGAAACTATATGTTGATGAAGAGAGGGAACTTGGATTTTCTCAAAATAAGGATGTTCTTCCTATCTTGTCTGAAACTCTTCTAGAGGCTGGTGTGAAAAAACGAGGTGCAATTGGAGTTGTTGCACCTGGAAAAGAAATTAAGTGGCACATTGATCCTGACCCAGAAGTCGGAAACAACGCTATAAT